CCAAGAAAATACCAAGTTGAGGGAGTATACGATGCACTAAAACATAATAGAAAACTACTGATATCACCAACTGCTTCTGGCAAATCGTTGATGATTTATTCTCTTGTAAGATATTACATCGATAAAGGTCAAAAAATACTCTTAGTTGTTCCAACGACATCTCTTGTAGAGCAGATGTATAAGGACTTTGAAGATTACGGATGGGACGCTGGCTCATGGTGTCACAAGATTTATTCTGGAAAAGAAAAAACCAATGAGTATCCCGTTACTATAACTACGTGGCAATCTGTCTATAAATTAGAGAGATCCTTTTTTGAAGATTATAACGTGGTGATTGGTGATGAGGCTCACTTATTTAAAAGTAAGTCCTTAATATCTATAATGACAAAATTACACCATGCAAAATATAGATTTGGATTTACTGGAACACTAGATGGAACACAAACTCATAAGTGGGTATTGGAAGGATTGTTTGGCCCAGCATATAAAGTAACTCGAACAGATGAGTTAATGAAGCAAGGTCATTTATCTCAGTTAGATATTCAATGTATTGTTCTTAAACATAATCCTCAGAAATTTGAAACTTATAATGATGAAATAGAGTATTTAATATCGCATGAACAAAGAAATAATTTTATAAAGAATCTAACTTTAGATTTAAAAGGTAACACTCTTGTACTGTTTTCACGAGTCGAAGCACATGGTCAAGTCCTTTACAATTTAATAAATAAAAATAAAGAGAAATCTCGTAAAGTATTCTTTGTTCATGGTGGAGTGGACGCAGAAGAAAGAGAAACAGTAAGAGAGATTACTGAAAAAGAACGTAACGCTGTCATTGTTGCATCTTATGGAACATTTTCGACTGGTATCAACATTAAAAATCTCCATAATATTATCTTTGCTTCTCCATCTAAATCAAGAATCCGAAATTTACAGAGCATTGGTAGAGTCCTTAGAAAAGGATCAAATAAAGTAAAAGCAATACTATATGATATATCAGATGATTGCTCGCTCAAAACACGGAGGAATTATACATTAAATCATTTTATAGAAAGAATAAAAATTTATAACGAAGAAAATTTTAACTATGAAATAATTACTATTCAACTAAAAGGATAATATGGAAGACGATTTTTACGCAACAATAAAACTTAAAACAGGTGAAGAAATATTCGCTCTAGTTATAGCTTCTGAAGAAGAAAATAGAACTATGTTGGTTATCCATAATCCTGTTATAATAACATCAATTAAAAATAAAAGCACCGTCGTTGGGTATCGTCTCGAACCTTGGTTAAAAACTACAAGAGAAGATATGTTTGTAATTAATATGGATAATATTATTACAATGTCAGAATCATTAGACGATGAGATGATTATTATGCATCAAAATTTTTCTAGAGAAAATTCTGATTTACCTAAATCTAAAATGAATAGAAAAATGGGATACTTATCTAATGTAAGAGATGCTAAAAAAATATTAGAAAAAATCTATAGAGATAGTAATAGTAATACTAATAATAAAAGCTAAGTTATTTCCTTTCAACCCTGACAGAGTTATTGTAATCAGGATTTGAATACTTGTCAAGTCTCTATAAAAATGTTATAATATCTACATAATAGTGATAAAGACTTATGGCAATAATTAAACCTATGGCTAAACGCAAAAGGTCAGAGCACTATGTTAATAATAAAGAATTTCTTGCTGCTCTAATTAGATATCAAGAAGATATTGAGATTGCTAAAATTAGAGATTTGCCTAAGCCTGTTATACCAAGATATATTGGAGAATGTTTTTTAAAGATTGCTAATCATTTATCATTTAAACCAAACTTTGTAAATTACATGTTCAAGGAGGACATGATCTCTGATGGAATCGAAAATTGCGTTCAATACATACATAATTTTAATCCTTTTGCATACTTTACGCAGATTATACATTATGCATTTCTCCGCAGAATACAAAGAGAGAAACGTCAATTAGAGATCAAGAATAAGATTATTGAGAAGTCTGGTTATAATGAAGTATTTGATGATAGTAATAAGATTGACGGAGATAAGTATTCTGACTATAATTCAATCAAAGACGCTGTACATGCTAAACTTCGTAATTAATGAAAGTTGCTATAATAACAGATCAGCACTTTGGGTGTCGTAAAAATTCTAAACTTTTTCACGATTATTTCCTAAAGTTTTATAATGATGTTTTCTTTCCTACTTTAGAAAGAGAAGGTATTACCACGATTATTAATATGGGTGATACTTTTGATAGTAGAAAGGGAATTGATTTTTCTGCACTGACATGGGCTAAGGATAATTATTTTGATCGTTTAAGAGATATGGGCATTACTGTTCATACAATCGTAGGGAACCATGACATATATTACAAGAATACAAATGATATAAATGCAATAGATTTGTTATTGAGAGAGTATGATAATATTCCAATCTATGAAGAAACTACTCCTATAGAAGTAGGTGGTTTAAGTATTCTCCTTGTACCTTGGATTAATAGTGATAATAAAGAGAAGAGTGTGGCAATGATTAATAAGTCACAATCTCCTGTTTGTATGGGGCATCTTGAATTGAATGGATTTAGAGCCACACCAGGTCATATGATGGAACATGGTATGGAGTGGGATATATTCAAGAAATTTAAAAAAACATACTCTGGTCATTATCATTGTAGATCTAATCAAGATAATATTTACTATCTTGGTAATCCTTATGAGATGTTTTGGAATGATGTAGATGATGAAAATAGAGGGTTCCATATATTTGATACAGAGACATTAGAGCATACTCCAGTTAATAATCCATATAGACTTCATAAGATAATCTATTACAACGATCAAGATCATCAATTATTTGATGCAAGGGAATTGGAAAATAAAATAGTAAAAGTGGTGGTAAGGAAAAAGAGTGATCAAGTAAAGTTTGAAAAATTTATTGATAAACTATATTCGGTAAATGTTGCAGAGTTAAAGATTGTAGAAAATTTTGGATTACATCAAGCAGATGATTTTGAAGCATTTGAATCTGAAGATACTATTTCAATTCTTAATAGGTATATTGAAGAAGCTGAAGTAGATCTTGATAAGTCTAGAGTTCAAAAAACAATTCAAGACATTTACCAAAGGGCATGTGAGATGGTATAATGTTTATACTTACGATTGATGGTAAAGAAAAGGAAGGTGCGTATTCAGTCGCAAATGAACTTGGAGAAAAAGTTCTTTATATTTTTGAACAAGAAGACGATGCAACAAGATATGCTATGATGTTAGAGGATGAGGGTTATCCTGATATGACCTTGCTCGATATAGAGGATGAGGTTATCATCAAAACATGTGAGCAGCATGGTTATCATTATACTATAATAACCCCTAATGATATCGTTATACCTCCTGATCTTGATTTAAAAGATGATTTTATTTAAAAAAATAAAGTGGAAAAACTTTCTTTCGACAGGAAACCACTTTAGTGAAATTGAACTTACTAAAAATTCAACTACTTTAATTATAGGCCAGAATGGTGCTGGAAAAAGTACAATTCTAGATGCTCTCACGTTTAGTTTATTTGGAAAACCGTTTCGTAAAATTAATAAGTTACAACTTCTTAATTCCGTAAATGAAAAAGATTGTATTGTAGAAGTAGAGTTTTCAATAAACAATATTAAATGGAAAGTTGAGAGAGGTATAAAACCAAATACATTCAAAATCTATAGAGATGATACTTGTCTAGATCAGTTTGCTAGTGCTAATGATCAACAGAAGTGGTTAGAGCAAAATGTTTTAAAGATGAATTATAAGTCTTTTACTCAAATTGTTATTCTAGGATCTACTAATTTTGTTCCTTTTATGCAACTCTCTGCTACAAACAGGAGAGAGGTTATTGAGGATCTTTTGGATATAAAAATATTCTCATCAATGAATAATTTGATTAAAGATGATATAAGAACTATTAGAGATGAAATAAAAACTTTAGAGTTGAAGAAAGAGTCTTTGAATGATAAAGTGGAGATGCAAGAAAATTTTATGAATGAATTGGACCAGCAAGGAAAGGGTAGAATAGGTGATAATAAGCAAAAGATTACCAACCTTTTTACAGAGTCTGATGATTATGTGTTAGTAAATGAACAATTAGAAAATGATGTATCTGATCTTACTAAAAAGCAAGAAGCAGTAACAGGTGCTACAAAAAAACTGCGTGAGTTGGGAAATCTTAAAGGTAAAATATCCAGTAAGGTATCTACCATTACCAAAGAGCATAAGTTTTTTACAGAACATACGGTTTGTCCTACATGTGAGCAGGACATAGAAGAGGACTTCAGAATAAATAAAATCGCTGATGCTCAAACTAAGGCTAAGGAGTTGCAATCTGGTTATAAAGAACTAGAAGAAGCAATTAAAAATGAAGAAGAGAGAGAGCGTCAATTTACTGTCCTATCAAAGGAGATTACAAAACTAACGCATGGCATTTCTCAAAACAATACTAGGATTTCTGGATGTCAACGACAAATCAGAGATTTGGAATCGGAAATACAAACACTTACCGATCAACTTGCAGATAGAAATTCTGAACATGAGAAATTAAATTCCTTTAAGCAAAATCTAAGTCAGACCTATGAGACACTAGCCTCTAGAAAAGACACTATTCGTTATAACGAATTTTCATATTCATTGCTCAAGGATGGTGGAGTTAAAACTAAAATCATCAAGAAGTATCTACCGTTGATAAATCAACAAGTAAACCGTTATCTACAGATGATGGATTTTTACATAAACTTTACTCTTGATGAGGAGTTCAATGAAACTGTCCAATCTCCCATACATGATAATTTTTCTTATGCTTCTTTTAGTGAAGGGGAGAAGATGAGAATTGACCTAGCACTTTTATTCACATGGAGAGAGGTTGCTAGATTTAAAAATTCTGTAAATACAAATCTTTTAATTATGGATGAAGTGTTTGACAGTTCTCTTGATGGATTTGGAACGGAAGAATTCCTTAAGATTATCCGTTTTGTGATTAAGGATGCTAACGTGTTTATTATATCTCATAAAACTGGTATGGATGATCGTTTTGATAGTGTGGTAAAATTTGAGAAAGTTAAAGGATTCTCTCAGATGTCATGAAAATATTAGTTACTGGTTATAAAGGTTTTATTGGTAGTCATGTTTTTAATGATCTAAGACATGAACAAGGTTATGGTTATTTGGTTGATGGATTAGATAGGCCTGAAGATATTGGTGATTGGATTGCTCCTTCTGGAATGTTTGCCGAGCACTATGATTATATAATTCACTTGGCAGCCTATGCTGCTCTTAGAGATAGTATAGAGAATCCAGAGAAGTTTTGGGAAAATAATGTAGAGAAGTCAAAACCAATATTTGATTACTGTAAAGAACATAATGTCAGACTACTATATGCAAGTTCTGCTGGTGCTCATGGTTGGTGGCAAAATCCTTATGCTATAACAAAAAAAGCAAATGAACTTATGGCTCCACCTAATAGTGTGGGTATGCGATTCTTTAATGTATGGGCAGAAGAAAATAGTAGACCTGATATGTTGTATAGAATGCTTCAGGAGAATACTGCTAAGTACATCACAAGACATAAAAGAGATTACATCCATGTCAAAGATGTAGTGAGAGCTATTGCATATATAATGACTAGTCAATATACTGGAACAATTGATGTTGGAACTGGAGAAGCAATTTCAATTCAAAGATTGGCAGAAGCAATGGGAAGACCAAATCTTCCTGTAAAAGAAAATACACCAGGTGAACCAGACAGTTTGTGTGCTGACACTAGTGCCTTGCGTAAATTGGGATGGTTTCCTACAATAAATATAATGGATCATCTTCAGACCAATGAAAGTACCCAATTGGATACATCACTCCAAGAAGGAGAAAAAACGAAAACTTAAACCGCAAGCCTTGAGACAGGCAAAAGTTAGAAGGACTGCACTCTTGAGAAAACTCAAGGGTGTTTCTTTTTGTAATAAATAAACTATAGTGTAATTATCCGTATGAAATTAGAAGACGGGTGTTATTCCCTTAAACTAGAATGTGCATTGAGGCATTTAGGGTTTGTTGATATAGGATGGAAGTGTGTAGCACATGCTGGATTATATTTTATTCAACCTTTTGGATTGCCAGATCAACCAGAAGGAGATCTATTAGGATTTTCTGTAATAAAGCAAGAACAATATAGTAAAGCAAGTGGTAAAGTCGTTAGATTAACCCCCACAGCAAAGAAGGCTTTAGACTTTGCACAGTCCAGTTGAGGAACTGGGCCCAGTTTGTCACCTTGTCACCTATCGCATGTAGAATGTATGCATACGAAACAAAGTCCATGCCAGTACAGCAAGAAATCAAGTCACAACTAGCAAAGTTGCTTGCCACTGAAGATATCGTGGTAGAGCATAAGCAAGTAGAAACTGCTGAATTTAATGTAGGCACTCGTGTATTGATTCTTCCCCTTTGGGAGAAGGCAAGTAATGATGTATATGATATGCTTGTAGGTCATGAAGTAGGACACGCATTGTTTACTCCTGATGAAGAATGGTGGAAAGAATATAATATCCCACATCAGTTTGTTAATGTAGTTGAAGATGCTAGAATTGAGAAACTAATTAAACGCAAGTATATGGGACTTGCAAAATCATTCTATAAAGCATATACTGAACTTAGTGAAGAAGATTTTTTTGAATTAGATGGTGAAGATATTTCTAAGTTTAATCTTGCTGATAGGATTAATCTTTATTATAAGATCGGTAGCTTCCTTGATATATCTTTTACAGATCGTGAAAAGGAGATTGTCGATTTAATTGGTAAGACAGAAACTTTTGCAGAAGTATTAGAAGCTTCACAAGTTTTATATGATTACTGTAAGCAAGTTCAGGATGAAGAGAGGCAAGCACAACAACAATTGAATGAAGCAAAGTCTGATGATGATAAGGATGAAGAAGAAATTCAATTATCAAACTCAGTATCTGATGCTGAAGAAGGGGAAGATGGTGATGAATCTCCTGTAAGTCAAGAGGCTCCTGTAGAAAAAATTGAATCCAAATTAGACAATACAGATTATGGTACAAAATCTGATGAAATTCAGTTAGATACTGTTAGTTCTCTTGAGGAAAAATTGAGAGATTTGACTAGTAAGCATGGTGTGGATAATGAGTATTTACAAATCCCTGAAGTAAAACTTGATAGTGTTATTATTGATAACAAAGAAATTCATGATCTAATTGATGATCATTATGCTGTTGAGTATGAGAGGTGTGCAGAATCATATCAAAAACATAAAGAGCACTATGAAGAAGTTCCACACTATTCATATGACTCATATTACAAAATTTCAGAAAATTGTTTTGAGAAAACTGATGCAGAGTATAAAAAGTTTAAGAAAGAATCGCAGAAAGAAGTATCATACTTAGTAAAAGAGTTTGAGTGTAAGAAAGCTGCTGGTGCATATTCTCGTGCAAGTGTAAGTCGTACAGGAGTTCTTGATACAACTAAACTTCAAAACTATAAATTTAGTGAAGATCTATTCAAGAAAGTAACTA